AGCATCAAGGACTACGTGCTGCTCAACTGTGAAACGCACAACGCTTACAACGCTTCCGGCTTCTGCAATGAGACCATCCTTTCGGATGATTTCCCGGAACTGCCGGAGGGAAAGACACAAATCGCATGGACAGGCGGCATCACGGCGGTGGAGGTGACTCCACGCTGGTGGACGCTGTAAGAGGGAGGTGCAGCCAGTGATCCCATGTTTATATGCATCAACAGAGATGAAGTTCAATCATAACGGTATTGGAAAGCTGGCAGATGCACAGTCTTGTACCGTAACGGAAAAGAGAAACGGAAGCTATGAGCTGAAGCTGGTCTGTCCGGCAGATGGCATCCATGCAGAGATGCTGGAGGAGGGGAATATCATCCTTGCCAAGCCATCCGATACCATGCAGTCTCAGCCGTTCCGCATCTACAAGATCACGACCCCGATAGATGGAAAGCTGGAAGTTCAGGCTCGGCACATTTCCTACCAGCTGAACTTCATCACAGTTTCCCCGTTCTCAGTGACTGGGTGTGCGGGAGCAATGCAGGGGCTGAAAAGCCACGCTGCTTCTGACTGCCCTTTCGATGTCTGGACGGATGTGGACTCCAGTGCCACCTTTACGCTTGGAATTCCATCCTCCTTCCGAAATTGCCTTGGAGGTATGGCCGGGTCAGTTCTGGATGTTTTTGGCGGTGAATTCGAGTGGGATCGGTACACGGTCAAGTTTCATAAAACCAGAGGTACGGATCACAATGTCCACATCATCTACGGGAAGAACCTGACAGACTTCAAGATGGAGAAATCCATCGAGAACACCATCACGGGTGTGCATCCGTACTGGGTGGATAATGAAACCCAGGCGGTCATGGAACTGCCGGAGAAGGTGGTGCTGCAAAGCAAACGGTCGATCCCCTACCAGAAGATCACCGTGCTGGATTGTACCAGCAATTTTCAGGAAAAGCCGAGTGAAGCGGCACTCCGGGAATACGCACAGAACTATATCGACACCACGGACTTAACAGAGCCGGAGATCGATATCAAGATCGACTTTTTACAGCTCTGGAATACGCCGGGGTATGAGGACATCGTGGAAGCAGAGCGTGTTTCCCTTTGCGATACGGTCCATGTGTTTATCTCAAAGCTGGGAATCGAAGTCAGTTCCAAAGTCACCGAAACAGAGTATGACGCGCTACTGGAACGCTATAACAGCATCACGCTCTCAAACTCAACGGTCAGCAGCCGAAATTCTTCTCTGACAGGTTCGCTCAACAGCATCCGGAATACAGCGACGATTGCCTATGATACGGCAGTCCGTGCGGAAACGGCAGTGGGAGAGCAGGTCGGTGGGATCACAGCATCTATCATTTATGACGGTGCGCTTTTTGCTGCGCTGTTTGGCCTTCATTATAAAAATGAAACTGACAATAAGGGAAATACGACCCGGTATGCATTCAATGCGGCGACTTTGAAACAGTCCACGGTCGCATGGAAGAACAGCTCTGCTGGGTTGTTTGTATCCACGGATGGCGGTAAGACGTGGGGCTATGGCTGGGAGGCGGATGACACTGCAGTCAGGACAGCGATCCTGCTGGAACAGACCCTCAAAGAACTGGATGACCGCTATAAGAAAGCCACGGAGCTTTCCGAGGAGCTGCTGAAGGAACTGGATGAGCGGTACAAAACAGCGACCGCCATTTCTGCCGAGCTTCAGAAAACGCTCGATCAGCGGTACGAAACAGCAAAAAAGCTGTCCAAGGATTTATATGAGGAACTGGATAAGCGGTATGGCACCCTTACGGAAATCTCGGAAGATCTGCAAAAGGAGTTGGACGAGAGATACAGTGCGGCGAAGAAGCTGTCGGAAGAGGTCGAAAAAGAACTGGATGAAAAGTACCAGCCGAGTGTCCCGGTATCGGAAACCGCACCGGAAGCCCCAGCAGCAGATACGCTCTGGGTCGATAAGAAGAACCTTCGGTTAAAGCTTTGGGATGGAGAACAGTGGCAGACCATCGGCCATGAGCCGGAACAGCCAACGGAACCGACCACACCAACGGAACCGGAAAAGCCGGAGCCGGAGAACCCGGACACCGAAGGAAAAGATAATGGGAACAAAGAAGAAACAGATGATAAGAAGACCGATCAGGAAGGAGGGGGCGCGTAATGGTCACAAGCATTTATCAGAAAGTGGAGCTGTCGCTGACGGAGAATCTTATCCCGGTGACAGTCCCAGTCAAACAATATGACAACAAAGCACGGAAAGTTCGCTGTGTTTTGTATAACAACTCGGTGCAGTATTCCGTGCCACAGGACTGCATCGTTGCCTGTTCCGGTACCAGACCGGACGGTACGATCTTTCACTACACCAGCGAAACAGCATCCGACCTTGTGTTTGTTGAAAATGGGGCGGTCGTCTTTACGATCACGACCTTCATGACCGCACAGGCCGGGCGGTTTCCGCTGGATGTTGTTATGCTCAGCACAGCGGGTGATGTCCTTGGTTCGTTCTCCCTCACATTGAAGGTGGAGCGGGCGGCCATCAACAACGGTAAGATCGCCACCTATACCTACGCGGGTGTGGTGGAAGCTATCCGCAAGGGACTGCTGGAAGTGTATATCACGGACGATGGCTATTTTGCCGTTGTGTCGGAGGATGGACTCGGCTTCAGTGACAAGTCGGAATCCAGCACCATCCAGAAATTCATTGAAAATCTTTTGAACTGTACGGTTACGGATGACGGCTATCTTGCTTTCACCACTGAAGACGGTCTGAAGCTCATCTTTTCAATGGACGGTGACGGACGGCTGATCGTAGAGTTTACAAACGGCTGATGGAGCCGGGAAAGGGGAAAATATGTCGGAATATATCGGAAACCGAATCGTCCCTCGCCATGATGGTGTCTGGGACAAAGCAAAAGAATATGAGCCTCTTACCATTGTGTATGAGGAATCCACAGGCGACAGCTATATGAGCCGGAAACCTGTACCGGCCGGAACGCTTCTGTCACAGGAGGAATACTGGGCGATGTGTTCCCGGTTCTCGGAACAGATGGCTCTGTACCGTCAGAATACGGCAGAAGAAGTGGAGCAGTTCCGCAAGGATACTGCGGCAGATGTAGAGCAGCTTCGTACAGATACTGCATCAGATGTGGCAGCCTTGCGCAAGATGACCGCACAGGATGTAGCGGATATCACCCAGAAGGTCGATGCCGCAAACAGTGCGGTTGCGGCCAGTAAGTCCGAGATGGATAAGACTGCAGAAACGCTGAAAGCCCAGATCAATGCCAACGTCAAGGCATCTACAGATAAAAATGCCAACTATGCACAGGAGCTTGTAGATGCCCGTGTGGATGATGAGGGAAAGACTTATCCCACAGCCGGTGACAATATCCGTGCGGTCGGCAGGGTGCGTTCCATGCAGAATATCATGAAGAACTGGGTGATCAAAAATGGTTACGCAAACCAGAACGGCAACCTTGTAGCTTCGGAAAGCTGGCGCGTGGCGCACATGGTCCCGGTCAGCGGTGATGCGATTCTGGTGGACGGTCAGTTCGGCTATATGAGCGGCCGGAATGACTATAACAACGTGGTCTGCTATGACATGGACCGTAAGTTCCTCGGTGGCTGTTTCCGGGCAGAGAGCGGCAAGGTCTACGACAACTATGTGATCACATTGCTTCCGAACACCCGATTTATTTCGGTCACCACCAATGAAAAGCTGTTCTCGAAGCTCTCGGTGTACCTCTATGATAACATGCTCCCACTGAGATTGCTGTCAAATTACGCAACAGGCTGGCAGTGGATGAACGGCAGCGTGGATATCAGGTTCACGGGCAGCAAGGTGACAGTCACATTCCCGGAGGGAAAGAGTGTGTATGTCTGCCGCCGTACAAATGGTACACAGTATGAGCAGACGAAACTGGGGGCAGAGAACAGTACCTCGATTGATTTCGCTGCGAAAGGCTGGTGGGCAATCTATTACGATGGAATGGAAGTATCTGCTGACGAAACGGGAGAAAAGATTGAACTGCCGGTCATTAAAGCGGAAAACACGGGCGGTGACTGGGGCGGTTTGTTCACAAGGAACCGCTTTGTGTTTGCAGTGCTTTATGACGGCAATGTTGTGTATGCGGCTCCGTCTAACAGTGGGACGGTTATCAACGGAATCGATTATGGAAATCCGGCGAAAGCAGCGTACAATTCGATGACCTGGCACAAGTACCGTTCAGCAAAAATGTTCCTCGCTACAGGCCAGTTTGCGATCGATACGGTCAACCGCACCATTCAGGTCACGAAACGTATCCTGGCGGTTGTCGATAACGGTGCTTACTACTGGATCAGTGCTAGTGAGGAGCCGGTACCGATGTTGGATAGTACGGAAGCAGAAAAGCATCACATGCTGATCCTTGCCTATGACTCGTCCATAGATCAGATCAATCTTTACAACACTGCACAGTTCCGGGCATTGGGAGTAAACGGCTACTATATCGCTGCATGGTATGAAAACCATTTCTGGTATCCGCACATGGGTTCTTCTTTCAGCATTGTACTGGATGGCACGACTTATAAGGCTGGTGAGCTGTTCGATGAAGAGCGGCGTGACTACTATATCGAAAAGAAGTATGAGGACCGCTTCCAGCAGCTCCGCACGGATCTTGCCGGTAAGGATTCCCGCCATATGTATCTGGCAAGCGGTGGCATTACCATTGACCAGAATGCCGGTACGATCCAGGTCAGTACCAAGTGTCTGGGTGTTCCGGATACGTTCCACTATGAGTGGATCACGGCAGGCGATCCGGCGGAGATGGCATTTAACACACCCAGCTCGACTTTTGGCATGCCGATGCGCATTCTCGCTTATGACGCTGGTACGAAAACCATCAATCTGTACGACACCAGCCTGTTCCGAAAGCTGGGTACGAATGGTTTCTATATTGCATCCTGGTATCAGAGCAAGCTGTATAATCCGCACATTCACCCGGATGTGAAGTTCATTGTGGGCGGTAAGGAATACAAAGCGGGTGATCTCTTCGCAGATAACGCGGCATCTTTCATCCCGAAGCGTATCACGGATTATGTGCAGAAAGCCATTACTCCGGCTGTAGAGGATGACATCGTGACCCCGTCCCACTGGGACTGCATGGAGGGACGCCAGCTTTCCATCTTCTTTGACTGTCTTTCCCGCCACGATGGCAAGGAAAATCTGTATGTGCTCGCCAGAGGCACGAATGCACCGAGCCTGACCCGGAACGAGTACTGCATGAACTACACGCCGACGAAGGACAGTACGGATTTTGCACTGACCGTCCGCCGTCTGGATGAAGATGACTGCCATACGGTATCGTCCAAACCTGTCCAGGTCAGGGTTCACCATAAGCTGAAGGACAAGCTCACGAAGAATATCTGCATCTGTGGAGACTCTCTCGTGGACAATGGTTCTGTGGCAACGGAAGTGTACCGTCTGCTGGCAGAGGATAATGACTGCGTGATCCACCAGCTGGGAACGAGAGGACCGTCTGGCGGCAAGCACGAAGGACGCGGCAGCTGGACCTTTGCCCGGTATCTGGCAGATACGGATTACGCCGGCAAAACGAATGCGTTCTGGGACAAGATCAAAGGCCGTCTGGATTTCCAGAAATACTGCGAGACCAACGGCTATGAGGGCATCGATTACTTCCTGATCGCACTTGGCACCAATGATGTGTCACAGGGCACTACACTGTACCGCACGGAAGCTGAGGTGCAGAAGTTCGTGGATCAGGCAAAGCAGTTTATTGATGCTCTGCTGGATAAGGAGACGGGCTTCCCGAACTGCAAGATCGGTATCGGCCTTTGCGGACCCGGTTCGGATTATTCTTATCAGTGCGGTTCCAGCATGGGTATCTTCCATATGAGCATCAACACGCTGAACCTTGCGCTGATCAAGGCATTCGATGCCGGCAAGTATCGCAAAAACGTGACCTGTTTTGCCCACGGTCTTCGCACGGACCGCCGTCTGGCATTTCCGTATTCGGATAAGCCGGTGACGAACCGATTCACGGAAACCAGCCGGACGCTGACCAACAGCATCCACCCGTCCGGAAGAGGCTATCAGGCATGGGCAGACGGCTATTACTGCCAGATCCGTGCATGGCTGACGGAAGACAGCAAATAAAACGGCATTATGCCGGGAAAGGAAACAATATGATGAATCGTCAGAAAATTCGGGGGGGGGGTACTATGTAACCCTTGATTTTCCCAAGACAGGGCCTCCCAATCTGCTGGATGAACCGATAGTAGTTGTAGCCGGAATTGTCCGGCAGAAGGGAGAATCCTATGTCTAAATTTATTGGAAGAAGAATTGTTCCGAAACACGATGGTGTATGGGATATCAATAAGGAATACGAAGAACTCAGTATCGTTCTGGATAAGGCGTCCGGTGAGAGCTATATCAGCAGAAGACCTGTGCCGGTCGGTACTGCAATCTCGGATGAAATTTACTGGATGCAATACAGTCTTTATAGTGCGCAGATCGCAGAGGCTGTCAAGGAAATGGAAGATACAGAAGCACGTCTCATCCAGTATGTGGATACCGCAGAATCCAACATGAACAGTCGGGTGAATTCTGCTGAAAGCCTTACTAATAGCAACAAGGCAGAGCTGAACAGCCGTATGGATACGTTGGACAAGCGACTGGATGCTAATGTGTCTGCTTCGACTGACAAGGATAAGGACTATGCAGCAGAGGTTGTGGATGCAAGAGTAGATGAAGAGGGAACGAAATACGGTTCTGTCGGTTCCCATATTCGAGCAATTGGAAGTGGCAAGGGTATTTTGAAAGGTGCAGTAAATGGAAGCCGCCTGTCGTTCTTGGACATTACTCCAGAACTGGTTTGGACTGCAGATAAGTATATTTCGAGAAAATATGGTGGGCTAGATAATTTCTCTCAGGGCTCAAATGTTTATTTTGCCACGTTGGATTATATTCCGTTTCCATATGGAGGCTGCTGGCTTCAAGTATATTCTGCCATGTCCACAGTTGAAAGCGATAAATCAGGTATTGCATTTTATGATGCAAATAAGAAATTTATCAGCGGAAGCGATTACAATCGGGAAACTAAGAAACTGGCATTTCGCAGAATTTTCTGCCCAGATGGAACTGCTTATATACGCATGAGCTGTATGGGGCAGGACAATCTCAATGGCGTGGGTATCTGGTTGGATGATTATAGAATCTCAGTGGGGCATCTGGTGGATCGTGCGGTAACACATGAAAAATTGGCAGAAAAAAGTGTTGAAACGGATAATCTCGCGGATGAAGCGATAACATCAGAGAAACTGTGTGACAACGCTGTGCAGGTGAAAAATGCTGCCTTTTTGGAAATCCCGCTGGAGATTGTTTTGACACCGGATTTGTATATTGCACGTGCGAAGGGTGATTTGCGGACTTATACACCGGGAACAAACACCTATTTTGCAACAGAGGACTATCTGCCGTTCCCGTATGGTGGAAGTAAATGCCTTTTACGCGCAAGTATGAGTACAGCTTCCACTGATGTTTCAGGTCTTGCTTTTTATGATCAGGACAAAAAGTATATTTCAGGATTGAAGTACAATCAGGAAAAGGGTGGTATTTTAAGCTACACGGATTTTATCTGCCCCAAGGGTACTGCGTATATCCGCCTGACCATGTATAAAGAAAATTTAAAAGATTTTGCCAAGATTTGGTTTATGGATACGGTCGTATCTACCGGAAAGGTACAAGATGCTGCAATTACTACGCAGAAAATTGCTGATGAAGCAATCACAAAAGACAAATTGGAAAAAGATATCCAAAAAAGACTGACAGCAGGAATCAATGATCTGTTAGGCTTGAATCTCTCAGATAATCCTCTGGAACGGATTCGAAATGATGCTGGTTTAATGACCGTATTTCGTCATGTGGGCTGCATTGGTGACAGCCTTGCAAGCGGAGAAGCAGTATACAAAAAAGCCGATGGCACCACAGGAGGGAAGGATTTGTTTGAATATTCCTGGGGACAGTATCTTGCTAGAATGACCGGGAATACCTATTACAACTGGTCTAAGGGTGGACTGCGTTGTGATACGTTCCTTTCCAGTTCGCTTGCAACGGAGTGCTTTGATGGAAATCATAAGTGCGAGGCTTATATTATCGGTCTTGGACAAAATGAAAACAATCGAAAGTACAAGATTGGTACGGTGGAAGATATCAATCTCGGCGACTACACACAGAATCCAGACACCTATTATGGCAATTACGGAAAGATCATTCAGAAGATTCAGGAAATGCAGCCGAAAGCTAAAATTTTTATTCTGACTGATCCATTAAAATCTGTAGAAAATGCTGGCTACAATTCGGCAGTTCGGGAGATTGCAGGAATATTTAAGAGCGTCTATCTGGTTGATCTGTATACCTATGGAACAGCTTTGTATAATTCTGGCTTTCTCTATCAGCAGAAACGTGGCGGTCATTACAATGCAGTCGGGTACTTTATCTGTGCCATGATTATTTCTACCTATATTGATTGGATCATGAAGAAGAATCCGAATGAGTTCCGTGAGATTGAGTTTATTGGATTGGACAATAAATTCTATTAAATTTCCACCGTCCCTGACAGACATACCTCCCAAATGCCTGTGAAACGGTGTTCATTATAGAAGGAGTATACACAAGGCGGCATTGACCGTCTATTTTTATGCCCAAATGGGCAGGAAAGGACAAGATTATGCAGAATGTGATCGACAAGATTGAATGGATGTTCGCAGGTCTGGGTGGTTTCCTGGGCTGGTTCTTTGGCGGGTTTGACGGCTTTTTGTATGCACTGGTGGTGTTCGTGGTCTGTGACTACTTCACCGGGGTGCTGGCGGCAGCGATCAAGCATGAGCTTTCTTCTGAAGTTGGCTTTAAGGGCATCGCCAAGAAGGTGTGTATCTTTGTGCTGGTTGGTATTGCCAACATCATCGACACACAGATCCTCCAGAATGGAGCGGCCATCCGTACAGCAGTGGTGTTCTTTTATTTGGCGAATGAAGGCCTGAGCTGCCTCGAAAACGCAGCCGTTATCGGTCTTCCCGTGCCGGAGAAGCTCAAGGAGATGCTGGCACAGCTGAAGGAAGAAAGAGAGAATAAGGACGATTGATCAATGGGGAGAGGTGTAACAGCCTCTCCCTCAAATTTTAGGAGGAATGAACCATGAGTAAGAAAGAGTATCCCGCAAAACTGACGACCGGTTATTACCGTGTGCGAGAAGTCTGGGAAGATGAGGCATCCCAGTTTGGCGCGTACCGTCTGCTGGCGAATGCAAAAGCCAAGTGTGATGAGAACCCCGGCAGCCGAGTGTTCGACAATGACGGCAACGTGATCTATCCGGAAGAGGCTGTCCCGGATACTGGTGCAGATGAGAACGAGGAGAAAGCAGTCGTGGACGATATCCCGGAAGATAAGCCGGAAACCACAACCCCTGTGGAAGATATCCCGGCGGAGAAAGAAGCTGAAGACGAAGTGGATGAGAATGAGTTCCCGACTGCGGAGGAGCTTCCGGCGACCATTGCCTACGGCAAGCTCAAGACCCTCATGAACATCCGCAAAAAGCCGAGTCTGGATGCAGAGGTCGTAGCGGTCTACAAGAAGAATGCCCTTGTGGAAGTCGTGCAGTTCTGTGATGGCTGGCTGAAGATCAAATGTGCCGAAGCAGAGGCCGGTGTCGCATATGTCCTGAACAGTGCGGACACCTATGCGTTCACAGCTGGCAGAATCTATACCGTTGTTCCCGGTGATAATCTCTGGAAAATCGCAGATAAGGAACTGGGAAGCGGCAGCCGCTGTGCAGATATCCGTGTGCTGAATGGTCTGACTTCCAATGCCATCCGGGTCGGCATGAAACTGCTGATTCCGTAACAACAGAATAACCACAGTACGAGGTTCAGAGTGATCTGGACCTCAATTTTTTTAGCAGGAGGAAATCATTATGGGATATACCAATAGTCCACTCGTTGTTTACACTAAGCTCTCCCCGAACCATTCCGGGCAGAGGACACACAGCATCGACCGCATCACACCGCATTGTGTGGTCGGTCAGCTTTCTGCGGAAAGCATCTGCGGCTGTTTCACCAGCACAAGCCGTCAGGCAAGCTGCAACTACGGCATCGGCACAGACGGCCGTGTGTCGCTTTGTGTCAAAGAAAAGAACCGCAGCTGGTGTTCGTCCAGCAATGCCAATGACCAGAGGGCGGTCACCATCGAATGCGCCAGCGACATGAATGAGCCGTATGCCATGAACAGTGCCGTATATGACTCTCTGGTCAAGCTCTGCATTGATATCTGCAAGCGTAACGGGAAGAAGAAGCTCCTGTGGCTGGGTGATAAAAATAAGACACTCAACTATGCTCCGGCGGCAGATGAAATGGTGCTGACCGTTCACCGCTGGTTTGCGAATAAAAGCTGCCCTGGAAACTGGCTGTATGCCCGCCTGGGTGATCTGGCCGCAAGGGTAACTGCAGCACTGGGCGGTTCATCCTCATCTGGCATGCAGGCTTCTTCGCTGAAAAATCTCTCGGAAGCAGAGGCAGTGGCAAAGATTGGCCCGCTGTTTACTGCGAACCAGAAAACCACTGGCATCCTTGCCTGCGTGTCGATGGCACAGTTCATTCTGGAATCCGGCTACGGTAAATCTGAGCTGGCACAAAATGCCAATAACTGCTTCGGCATGAAGACCTCGCTTTCCGGGAACAGCTGGAGCGGCAGCAGTTGGGATGGCAAGTCTGTCTATCCTAAGAAAACGCAGGAGCAGAATACCGATGGCAGCTATGTGACGATCACTGCTGACTTCCGCAAGTACGCCTGTGTGGAAGACTCCATTGCCGACCATGCAGCATATCTGCTCGGAGCGATGAGTGGCAGCAGGAAACGCTATGAGGGTCTGGCAGGCTGTACCGATTACAAGAAAGCGGCACAGATCATCAAGGATGGTGGTTATGCTACCAGCCACACCTATGTTCAGAACCTTTGCAATATCATCGAGCGTTGGAACCTGACGCAGTATGATGCGGTAAAGGATTCTGAAAGCACCACTATTTCCGGCTGGTACCGTGTCCGTAAGAGCTGGCAGAATGCCGCTTCCCAGAAAGGTGCGTTCCACGACCTCACCTATGCAAAACAGTGTGCAGATAAGAATCCGGGCTATTATGTTTTTGACCCGGCGGGTAAGGCCGTCTACCCGGAACCGAAGTCTTCAGTCCCATATACTGTGCGTGTATCCATTAAAGACCTCAACATCCGCAAGGGACCGGGCACGAATTACGGTAAGACCGGTTATTACACCGGGAAAGGCGTGTTTACTATCGTGGCAGAATCTGCCGGTGCTGGTTCTGCGAAGGGCTGGGGCAAGCTGAAATCCGGTGCAGGGTGGATCGCACTTGACTTTGCGGCCCGTATCTAAAAACACGCCCCGTCCTTACCGGGCGGGGCGTACATATCGTGCAGATAAGACAATAATCTCCCAGATTATTCTCCGTCTTTCTGCGCCGAAATTACTTGATAATATCACGAAACAGAGGGAATATGTGACTGCCCAAAGAGAAGAAAACGGGCAGGAAAGGAGCGAAAACTATGAGTACTGGTACGGATTTCCTTGCAAATCTGCAGAAAAAGACTGTGAAGAATACAGTACAGCAGAAACAGCAGAAGAGAGTAAATGCATCTGCTGTGGATGTCTCGGCTTTACTGGAAGCCGCTCTTGGAAAAAAGAAACCTGTGGAAGCTGTGGCAGATGTTCGTCAAAGTACGGATGCTGCCACAGCTTCTTTTTTACCACTGGCTGATACGCACCAAGGCAGGTCTACTCAACAAAAACCAAAAAACGCATCAGATAAAAAACAGACACCCCAAAAATCAAAAGACATCGTGGACGCCGGTATCACAGCTCTTATCCAGAAAGCTCTGGATGCCAAAAAGGTCATGGCAGAGCCTGACATTGCAGAACGGCTGCAGAGCAGTATGGAGAGTGAGTTTACGAAGCTCTTCACACCGGAAGAACCGCAGGAAAACAAGTTCGTTTCGACGGCGACCTTCCGGGCTACCAAAAAGAAAGCCGGAACCCTTAATGTGGCGGCTTACATCCGCGTTTCTACGGACATGAGCGACCAGGAGAACTCCTATGAAACGCAGGAAAAATACTTTAACCAGCTGATTGAAAATAATCCAGTATGGAATGCAGTCGGTGTGTACTCCGATTACGGCATCTCCGGCACTTCCAAGGAAAAGAGAACCGGATTCCGCCGACTGATGCGTCATTGTAAGGACGGGAAGATCGACCGCATTGTGTGCAAGTCCATATCACGATTTGCCCGAAACACGGCTGACTTTATGAGTGCACTGGATGTCCTGCATGACTGCGGGGTAACGATTCTGTTCGAGAAAGAAAATCTGGATACGGCAGACCCGACCAGCGACTTCATCCTTACGACACTGGCAGCCATTGCACAGGAAGAAAGCCGCAGCATTTCCAGTAACATCCGGCTGGGGCAGAAGATGCGCTTTCCGAAGGGGGATGTTCCAAACAAGATCATGTACGGATACCGCTACAATGGGAAAATGGTTACCTCCGAGAGCGGATATGAGTATAAAGATATTGAGATCGTTGAGGAAGAAGCCAGGGTCGTCCGGCGTATTTTCCATGAAGTTGTGGAAGGGAAAGCCTATACGGAGATTGCAAGGGGACTGAACATGGACAAGATTCCGGCTCCTGTCACCGACGCAGTGAGAGTAAGAAAGAAAAAATCCAAGAAAGGGCAGTTAAACAGTGATCTGCTGGATGGATGGACAGGCGGGAATATCACGCGGATCGTCCGTGCCGAGCGGTACATGGGTGCAGTCCTTATCCAGAAGAAGTTCACATCGGATTACCTGACACATGAAGTCCGGGACAACAAAGGCGAAGTTCCTCAGTATTTTGTCCGGAACCATCATCCGGCAATCGTTGACGAGGACCTGTTTGAAAAGGCACAGGAAGTTGTAAAAGTAAACAGCGATTTATATAACAGGACAAGATCCGGCAAGAAGCCGAGAGCGTTTTCCCAAAGACTAATCTGCGGGGAGTGCGGCCGTTTTTTCCATGTGACAAACGGAAATGGGAACTATCCCATCTGGCGGTGCCCGACGAGCAGCCGGACGACAGGAAAACGTATCTGCCATGCAGAAAAAGTATACGAGGAACAGGTTGTCCGAGCCTTCCGTAAAGCAGTTCTGGAGCGGTTCCGGCTGACGCTTAAGCCCATCCATGACAACGTGGCTGTGGCAGACATCATGAGCGGCCGGTTCAAAGAGCAGTATGACAACTTCACCCCGGAAGCAGATTCTTTTGTAAGCCAGATGCTTGCACGGCTGGAGAGCATTCAGAAGCTGGATTTTATGGAACGCGACCGTGCTTTTTATAAAAAGCAGATAGCGGCCGCACACACCAGTGTGGAAAGCACCAGTAAGAAGATCCGGCTCCTGAAAAGTCAGGTGGATGTGATGCAGACCCGTCTGGAACTTCTCGGTGACGAGATGATCGACCCTGCTTCTATTGAGGAGAAGAAAAAGCTCATTGAGAAACTGGAGTGTGATATTCAGAAGGACACGGACACTGAGCAGAAACTGACCGAACAGCTCGACTATATGGAAGACTACTGGGAAGAACTGGAGGGCGACTATGAACGAAGGGAAAAGGCAATCGAGTGGATGAAGAACCTCCCGGCGGGGCGGGATGGTACGGTGGCCTTTCTGAATGAAGTGACCGAAGAACACTGCAAGGCATTCCTCCTCTCCATCACGATTCATTCACCGCTGAAGTTTACGGTACACTGGTTCGATGACACCAAGACCGAGGTAGAGATGGATTCCAATATCGAAGATTACCGCAATACCGCAAGCTATTATGACGGGCATACGATGCGCGACGGCAGCCAGCGGAAGAGGCATGTAAGATAAGACCAGTTGCAAGGCTGGAAGAAAGGAGCAGATTATGACAAGACAAAAAGTGGATGTGATCCCCGCCAGTGTGCGCTCGGTACAGAACGGCGGGCAGCTGAAAAGCCAGA